TAAGAAAGACATGAATTCAATTGAAGCAGTCTCGCCAATATCACATTCACAAATCAATTGCTTCAGATCGTTGGAAGGATTCGTCTTCAAAGTATCAGACAATCTTGTCCATGCTCTAGGTGAAGGCTGGGGAGTTTTGACTTTTGGGTCAAAGACATTCAACCACTCAGGCTGAAAGTTGATGTAACCCAATACATCAGGATGCACATCATTATCAACCGCCCATTTCAACCAGTCATCCGTATTGTGTTCAAAGTTAATAATTGAACAACGACCAACCACATGAGAAGGCAGAGCATTACTGCCCGCCCTGTCGGATGATCTGTTACCCGCACAGATAACTTTCCACCCTTCAGGCAAGATGTACTCGCCCAATCTTCTCTCGTAAATGATCTGTCCTACTATGGCTTGAACACTCGGATGAGCTTGTGCATATTCATCAAAGAATAAGACACCCTCACCACCAATCGGAAGATTACCTAAGAAGGCTCGCTTCTGTTGGTTATCGTCACCAATATAAGGCAGACCACCAAGGTCAACGGATTCATAAAGAGATAGCCTAAAATCAATCCACCCAAACTGCTTTGCAGTTGGATTGATCTCATCAGAAACAATCTCTCTATCGTTAGCCAGTTCTTCCGCAAGTTGTTTAACAACCGCAGATTTACCAACACCTGTTCCTCCTAAGAGGAAAGGGGCATTGCCCCCATTTAATACAGATTTCATAATCTGTAATGCTTTACTAGGATACATAAGAACCTCCATTCTATTTATCTAGTTAATGTTGCTAGCACCACGCTAGCACCTAGACTAGACCGCAAGCAGTCTAGTTTCGATTGAATCTCACAATCTCCTCAGTAGGCTTTCTCAGGTATGAAAGGAACGACTTCCAACTCATACCCAAGGCTCTCGATTACCGCAACGTGGTAATCATTAAAAGTCTTTGATCTTGTCAGCTTTGCTAACTTCTCAGCAGTATCGCAAACAGGATAAAGAAGGTAATTCCCAAAGACATTTTTCCAAACGACTTTAATCTTCATTTAGACCTCCACCTTTGTGTAATACCATTGATCAGAATCAATAGGCATTTGAGTATTATCTATATGGTCAACAAGGTAAGTCTGTCCTTTGATTTTACTTAAAGACATTTTGCCTTCAAACACATCTAGAACCGCATTGATTCTCGCTCTAGTTGTTGGAGTATCCCAACCGCATAAAGTGAATTGAACCAATGTTGAATCCTTGAGGTTTCCTTCAGGCATGATTCTCACAATCTGATTACCATGCAACCAAACACCTTCACTTGTAACAACAGTATTACCGCCTTTAAAATCCTTAGATTCATAAAGAGCAACCGCACAATTTTTATCTATGTTTCTCATAGTTTTCTAACCTCCATAGTTAGTTATTAGTTATCTGTTTCATCCTTTTGGAATCTTCAGCCAAGGTACACACCTTGATACAGATAGGGGATACTTATTAGGCATCCCCCACTTTTTTTATTGATCTAATCTCTGTCCTCTGAAGTGATTTTCATCTTCTTCAATCAGAGCATGAATATCTTCATTAGCCATATCCATGACATTCTGAAAACCTACGCTTGCTACTCTGTAGATATCTCCGTTAAAGATCATTCTATCGCCTACAGAAGTAGACCTATACTCAGCACCTTCAACAAAGGTAGCGACATTAAAATTCTTAGTCCAAGACTTTTCTATGTTTTGAGTCTGTGCATAAGCAAATTCTAAAGCTTCAGTACCTTCACGCTCTCCCACATTTACAAGACAAACAACTTCAGGTTTATCGAAAGTTCTATTCCCTTCGTTGTCTTGTGTCATTAAAAATGCAGTATGGATAACAGTTATATAATTTAGTTTCATTGTTTTAATCCTCCACGAATTAAGTTAGTTAATTACTGTTTCTGCTTTCGCTTCATCAGGCAAGGTACACACCTTGCGACAGTTGGAGGACTGTCCTCAAAGTTTCGGAATATGTCTCTTTAATGTTTCGTTCCAATTAGGTATCTCTCGATAGCTAAACGACATACTCGTTCCCTTTGAGTTTCATGAGTCTTGCTTCTTCGGTTATCTTGCACCTAACCTTTACACTCTCTCACACTAGCCACTTTCTTAGGCGGATTCAGTTGCGACCTTCACTATATTTGAACCTAATCGCATCCTACTTCTAGAACCTTCAATCTCTCGTGAGACTGGCAGACCTTTTAAGGAGTTGACTCGTTTGCTCCGTAGGAGCAATCTTAACACAGAAGCACATCATTGCAAATCATATTAGATAGCAGAATGAGAGCATTACTAAATTCTCCTTACTGGTAGATAATAATTATCAGGTAATAGGAGAACAGAACCATGACAGACAAGACCAAGAAACCAGACCTCAAGATCGTGAACAAAGACACAGACCTCACCATAAAGCAGAGGGCATTCGTAGATGAGATAATCAGGGGCAAGTTAGGAAGTTATAAGGAAGCTTATGCAAAGGTGTATGACGTTACGCTAACCAAGACAGGGAAGATACCTAAGTGGGTAGAGGTAGAAGCAAGCAAGCTAGTAGCTAACCCTAAGATAGCACTAAGCTTACATAAGGCTATACAGAGGAAAGAGGATGTTGCAGTTGCTTCATCCCTTCGTACAAGGAACTATGTTCTTGAACAGTTAATGAGAGAGAGTAAAGAGGCTGATAGTGATGCAACAAGGGTCAGGGCATTAGAGTTACTAGGTAAGACTGTATCGCTCTTTAATGACACCATAGAGATAAAGGAAGCAAGGGATAGCGAGACCATAGAAGAGGAGATAGAGGAGAAGATCATAGCCTTACTAAGTAAAGAGGAAGCAGAGTAACCCCCCCTTTTGTTTGCAGAATCCACAGAGAGAGGACACCCACTACCCCCCTTGTGTGTGTACGGCTACCTGACTATCATATATACATAGTGATTCACACATTCATAGCTCTACTTTCATATACCCCCCTATATATTGCATTTTGCTAGCAAGTTTTCACTAAGTACCCCCCTTTTCTTAGATAAAGCCCTAGGATTCCTACACCCCCCATATTATTTTTTCAAAAAAACAGTTGCTTTTTTTGTGAAGGGGGTGCAATATTGTAAAATCTGTAGGTATATATACCTAGTACATACCTAATACCCAGTTCCTACCTAATGAGTGCCTACCCTGTATGTACTTAATAAGTTTTTAATTTAAGAAGTATCTACTTAGTGGGTATATACTACATAGTAAGTATGAATAAGAATGTTCTCAGTAAAGTAAAGAATCTATCTCCTGTAGAGAAGCAAGAGTTATTAGTTCTGTTAGAAGAACTAGAACAAGCGAAGAGTAGGGAGAAATGCCACGAAGAGTTTATGTCCTTTGTTGGGGAGATGTGGTCAGCGTTTATTCATGGTAAACACCACGAGATAATGGCTGATGCGTTTGAGAGGGTCGCTAAAGGCGAATTAAAGCGTTTAATCATCAATATGCCCCCTAGACATACTAAGAGTGAGTTTGCCTCTTATTTGCTCCCTGCGTGGTTTCTAGGTAAGTTTCCTGATAAGAAGATCATACAGACTGCCCATACTGCTGAATTAGCGGTTGGCTTTGGTAGAAAGGTCAGGAACTTAGTAAACAGTAACGATTACAAAGAAGTGTTTCCAGATGTTAGCTTGCAATCTGATAGCAAAGCAGCAGGAAGGTGGAATACCAATAAAGGCGGAGAATACTTTGCGATAGGGGTAGGTGGTGCAGTAACTGGTAAAGGTGCTGACCTACTTATTATTGACGATCCGCATTCAGAACAAGAAGGTGCAAGTGCCGATATAAACGTATTCAATAGAACATACGAATGGTACACATCTGGTCCGAGACAGCGTTTACAGCCAAATGGCTCAATTGTTGTGGTTATGACTCGATGGCACAATAAAGATTTAACAGGACAAGTGGTTGATGCTAGCATTAAACGTGGTGGTGCTGACCAATGGGAAGTTATAGAACTCCCAGCTATATTGCCTTCAGGTAATCCTTTGTGGGCTGAGTTCTGGAAAATGGAAGAATTACAGGCTCTAAAAGCCGAGCTACCCAACAGTAAATGGATGGCTCAATACCAACAAGACCCTACTTCTGAAGAAGGAGCTTTGGTTAAAAGGGAATGGTGGAAAATATGGGAAGGGAGAGAACCCCCTCATTGTGAATTTGTTATCCAGTCTTGGGATACAGCTTTTATGAAGAATCAAAGAGCTGACTTTTCTGCTTGCACAACATGGGGTGTTTTTTACATGGAAGATGATGATGGTCTGTTAGCACCTAATCTTATATTGTTAGATGCGTATCAAGAAAGACTAGAGTTTCCTGAGTTGAAGAAAATGGCTATGGAGAAGTACAGAGCCTATACACCTGATGCGTTTATAGTAG